ATAATTCAACCAGACCTACCATTTCCAAAGTATCCTATGGATACTATTAGTGCAGTTGTCCCAGACCCAAGAGAGTCAGTCACCATTTCGTATCAAGTTGATACAGTATATCAAGATGCTCTTGGAACTCCAGGTACTTTTACTTTTATCATTGAACAAAATTGTGTTCAGGATCCAGAGTTATCAGCAGAGAAACTGCAAGCACTTTTAGACAAGTGTTACTTTACTCATGGTTACTATCACATGCAGTTATACGATGTAAAGGCACCACCAAACTATGATGAGTATGGAGATCCCATCGGTCCAGTAACAGAACCGATCTACTTGGTAGATGAAGAAACAACAGAACTCGTGGGATTTGATGTCTTTGAGTTACAAAATAGTGTGTGGGTATTAAATGACATCGATAAGGTCCCAGAAGAGAAAGCAGCTTCAGAAATTGTCCTTAAGGATACTGTTGCAGAAGGACAAGAACAAATCAAAGGTCTTGAGGGTATTATGGAAACAACCCAGAAAGATTATGAAGATGAGGTTGCATCTATCGAGAAAGTCCAACAAGAATACTCCGATGTTGTTAAGATCAATGAGGAGAGAAAGACTCAGTTGTTAGGTAACATTAAAAATATGATCACTGGCACTACCAGTGAAGGAGAAGAATAATGGGATTACCATCATGTGTTATAGGTCACAAGGACATACTTCACGATTGCCAAGTACCCGTAAGATTAAAAGGTTCTAAGACGGTATACCTATTCGGGATACCATGGAGTAGAATGGGAGATATAAACACACCTCACATATATGGTAGTGATTGTGACAAAGCTCACGCAATGCCTATCGCGAAGGGATCAAAGAGTGTCTATGTTAATGGAGTAGGGGCAGGTAGAATCACGGACAAAGTTGCCGGATGTACTATGGTAGCCCAAGGTTGGGGAAATATCTTAACTGGTGGTTAATTATACCTACTGAATCCCTTGGTTCGTGATACTTCAATACTATTATCAAACTTGTCTTTGAATGCCTCAGAGAGGGTATGGTCTACTACTACCACCCTCTGATTGTCATCCAAACGATAACGGAGAATGGTGAGAAGACATTCCTTACCTACATCATCCAGTGAAGATGAGAACACCTCATCAAGCATCAAGAGGTTAGTGGTAACAGAGTTCTTCATCTTACCAATCTCTCTCCAAGTCAACATCAAAGCCAAGTCAATACGAGCCTTCTGACCTTCAGAGAACGAGGCGTAAGAAAAGTTCTGGTGTAGTGGTGAAGAAACACTCTCGTTAAACTCTTCATCAAGAGTGAAGTGAATGGATAAATCCAGTTGTGTCAAGTAGTTACGGATACACTTATTCATCACAGGTAGGTACTTCTTGACAATCTGTGACTTAATACCATTGTCTTTCAAGAGACTGACTACTATCTCATAGTCCTTTACATTAACAGAAAGGTCATCATATCTCTTCTTCATATCTTTGGCCTGGTCTTTCAGGACTTCCAACTTACCTTCTTCCTTATCAATAGAAGATGTGTCAATCTGAAGTCCGTCAAGTTTATCTCTTGCTGACTTGACTTCCTTCTCCAGGGCACGAACCTCTGTCTCATATTCAAAGATAGATTTCTGAAGTGAATCGATATGGTCGAGTCGACTTTTAGCAACTCTCATATCACCCTCGAACTCCTCCATATGAGACGATGCTTCCTTTGATGCCTCGACTAGTTTATTTGACTCGTTAATATTACTAGAGATGATGAGTTGTTTAGTTGCATACTCAATGTCCTGTTTACAAACAGGGCAACTATCATTGTCTTCATAGAAGTTAGAGTCCTTTGTGAGTGCTTCAATCTTAGTCTCAAACTTAGTGATAATCTTTTGAAGTTCTTTCATCTTCTTGTCTGGTTTCTTAGACATCACCTGGTTATAGAGACCCCTCACATCCTGTTCGTGTGACTGAACGCCACTAATCAGTTTCAATTTCTTATCAATCTCTCCCGAACAAGTGTCAATGACACTCTCCAACTCCTTAGTATCATCATTCTGTCGGTCATTCATCTCCTTGATTCTGTCATTCTGTACTTCAATCTTGTATACCAAAGTACTCATATCATTCTTCAAGTGTGCCAGAGAGTCTTTAACCCCCCTCAGGCGGTCTTTGGCAAGGATTGACATAGTAGAGAATACTTTGATGTCAAGGAAGTCTTCTACGCACTCCCTACGACCAATGGTAGTCAACTGCATAAAGGGGATATAGTTTGAACTACCAAGGATAACAACCTGACAGAAACTCTTGTAGGTTAGTTTCAGGATGTTTTGTTCTAGGTGTGCCTGGTTGTCCTTGTCTGCAGCCTTTGCATCAAGTTCCTTACCATTCTTCTCAATGGTAAAGACCTTAGGTTTCATACCACGAGTGACAATAAACTCGTCCCTACCAATGGTAAACTTAACTTCTGTAAGGAGACCCTTTTTATTCTGAGAGTTCAGAAGTTGAGGTAGATTTACCCTACGAAAGGGACGATTGAAAAGAGTGTAGGTTAGAACATCAAGGATGGTTGATTTACCACTACCATTTGTTCCGTGTACCAGAGTAGTCTTACTATCATCTAACTGAATTGTTACTGGATAGTTGCCGACCGAGAGAAAGTTTTGAAAAGTTAAGGATTTGAATACAATCACAAGTCATTCATCATGGTTTCAAGTCTGGGGAAAATGATTTCACCAGGTTGTATAATATTATAAGCATAACCAAGAACAGAACAAAGTTTAGACATAGTGTCCGTGTCTGTTTGGGTAATGAATAGAGTCTGACCGACAGCCTCTAGCAGTGTACTATAGGTGATGGCGTCGTCTTTGTCAACAAAGAATTGAACAATGTAATCACCATCATCATCTAAGCCAGCATAAACACCAGAATCTAAACTATCTTCTTTCTGAGTGAGGATGTACATTATACCTCCTGAGATTCAACATAAAGGGATTTGAAAATATCAATAATGTTTTCTTTATTAACGTCATCTAGGGCGTTGACGTAATTAGTTAGTGTGGTCAAAGTGTCCTCAGCTTCAACTTCTACATCATCGTCAATAAGAACATCTCTGTTCTCAATAATCTTAAGGTCGTGAATATTAACATCATACAGGCTGTCGACAACTCTATTGAGTTTGGCAGGAGTTGACTTACCTTCTACAATCAACTTGACATAAGTTTCTTTAAACTTAGTGGGGTTGAATAGTTTCTTCTTGTCCTCATTGTAATAAACTTTATGGAACATACTATATGGGTTCTCAATGAACTCTAGTTCCTGGCTCTCCATATCAAAGATGTGGAACCCACGAGTTTCTCCCTCGTCATTCCAATACAACTGATAAGGGTTTCCCAAATAAGTAATATTACCAGAGGAATTCTTCTTATGAAAGTGCCCAGAAAACACCCTGTCAAACCTGGAGAATATCTTAGCATCTGTGCCATGTTGGCACTGATAATCTTTATTGGCATAAAATCCAGCCAACTCCAAGTGACCCCATGAAAGTGAGGCAGGTGTCTTCTCTAGTTCCTCAGCAAACTCTTCTGCGTTCCCTTCACATAACCAAGGCACCTCGAAGACAGGAACACCAGAGATAATTGATGTTCTAGGTGTATCTGTGACTTCAATGTTTCCAAACTCTCCGAGATTAAGTCTAGGGGAGTTCAGAGATAGGTTCTGTTTATAGAAAATATCATGGTTACCGACAATGATATGTACCTTGATACCTCTATCATATAGGGGTTGGAAGAAGTTTTCTTTAGCCCAGTTCAGTGACCAATAGTCAATACCCTTCCTGACGTCAAATACATCGCCGAGATGCACCACGGTATCAATAGACTGATTATCAATAACGGGAAAGAAGGTGTCTTCATAAAACCTCTTGAAATAATCATGAAATACTTGGTTGCCTTTACGAACTCCGAAGTGAGTGTCGCAAATAATGGCAACCTCATTACGTTCGGTTGCCTTTTGACTGGTTGTCATACTTAGTTAGTACTTGGAGATTGTCTGGATGATGAAGACCACCCTTACTGACAGGGATAATGTGGTCTATTTCGTGTTTTACCCCTGTCTCCAAAGTCAGTCGGCGGGCAAGGGAATACAACTCTATTATATCACGTTCCTCCTCCAAAGTCAAGTCGGGGGTTTGGTTTCTCTTCATACATCTGTATGCAGCTGACTTGGTGGCGTTCTTCACTTTGTCGCTTCTTAGCCACTGGTCCCTGAACTTGTCTGGGTTATTCTTTCTCCATCTATCTACCCTTGCCTTTGTCTTTTCTGGGGTTTTGTACTTATCACAGACACCCTCTGCTAACTTCTGACGGCCCTTCACCATATTGCAATGGTGGCAACCATAAGAAGACACAAACTTTATAACACAGCCACACTTTTTGCAGGAAGTTCCACTGATATAGAACTTCCTACCTTCGGATTTTGCCAGTTGTCTGTCGATATTAGGTTTAGTCATCAAAGCTTTCAAGTTGTTGGAAACCTTTTGTGTCCAAATTCTGACTAATTCTATCAATTTC